AACCCCTCCTTCTCTGACGACCATTGGCTTTGTGAGCTGAATAAAGACCCTCGTACCTATCACTTTATATCCACCTATAAGGATAACCCATTCTTAGAGCAAACGATTATTGACGAGATAGAGAGTTTGCAGCACAAAAACCGCTCCTTGTGGCAGGTATATGGATTAGGACAGCAGGCAATGATTGAGGGGCTTATCTTTGAAAAAGTTACCATTGTGGAGGATATACCTATTTGGGCAAAGAAACGTTACTTAGGTCTTGACTTTGGTTTTACTCACGACCCTACCGCTATCGTGGAGGTAGCTTTTTTAGACGATAAGGTATATATTGATGAAATATGCTATCAAACGCAAATGCTCACCAGCGATATTATCCAAGCCCTTCAGCAGCACCGTTCCTATAAGATTATATCCGAGAGTGCTGACCCCCGCTTGGTGAAGGAAATAAAGAATGCAGGCTATAACATCACAGCGGTAACCAAAGGGCAAGGCTCGGTTATGGAAGGGCTTACCAAGATGTTAGAGTATGAAATATGTATCACCCAAAGGAGTGAGAACATCATCAAAGAGTTTAAGAATTACACCTATGCACAGGATAAAAGCGGTGCTTTCCTCAATGTACCTATTGACGCCTTTAACCACGCAATCGATGCCACAAGGTATGTATTCTTAGAAGAAATATTAGGACAAAATCGAAAGAAAAAAGACCTAACAGGAATATTTTATTAATGACAAGTGACTAACGACTAACACCTAAAACCTAATGAAAATCAACGGTACAGACATACAGACCTTACATGCTAAGTTGATAGAGGGTTCATTAGCGAGCTTGCTATCCTATCCAGCCTTGAAGTCTTTGAACAAAAATGACTGGGCAGAGGAAAGTGGCTCGGAATATGATCTTTCAGCCCCGCAGTTATCAGCTAAGGAAATTACCCTACAGCTGTTATTACCTGAAAGTCTATATCCCAATTTGGTAACGCTCCTTTCAGTTCGTGCCTATACTGATTATATCTTTGACTTTATCAACCAAACCTACCGCTTGCGATTGGTTGGTCTTAGTAAAACCCAAGTCATTGGAGGCTATGTAACAGCTGAGATTCGTCTTTCTGATGATTTTCCCTTACAAGGATATACCTATCAAGCACCAACGCTAACTGCTCATAATGTAGAAGCCTATATTGATAGCAAAAACCTAACCCAGTATGGTATAACCCTATTGGAGGGGACACAACAAGAGCTTATCACAGCAGGTAATGCCAAAACACCTTATACAGCTCAAAATAGTACTATGAGTGGTCTTATAGCCGCTGATGTGCCTATATACTTTCAGGAACGCACCGCAACGCTCAAATGCTTTATGTATTTGCCGATAACTGATTTTATCAAAGGATATTTTGCCTTACTCTATGACCTTGTAAGACCAGACGAACGCACCATAAGCTATCAAGGGAAATCTTATAAGTGTATCTATAAAGACGGCAAAATTACCGAACTCTATATTGACAACCCGCTTATATGGATCAAGTTTGATTTACAACTAACAATTATCTAACACCATGCAACTACACTTTAACAGCACCTATATAGATGTCCTCCCCACCGATGAGAGCTACCGATACCGCTCCATTATGGGGGAGCATACTCTTACTTTATACTTTGCCCTATCTACTTACACTGAAATACCTACTGGGGCATGGTGTGAGTTCCAGGGGGAACGCTATACCCTTAATCAACCTGCTAAAGTGGTGAAGCATAACAGCAGACACTTTGAATATACCCTTACCATGGACAGCGAGGGGGCAAACCTGAAGAATTACAAGTTTCGTAATCCTAACGATAAGACCCTTAAGTTTCCTTTCACTGCTTCCCCTCACTATCATATACAAATATTGGTAGATTGCCTTAATATGATAGACAGCGGCTGGCAGGTAGGCACCACGATTGAGGCTAATGAAAAGCTTATCAGCTATAACCATAATAACTGCTTGGAAGCCTTAGACATGATCGCTAAGGCTTTTGAGACAGAATATGAGATTATAGGTAAGACCATACACCTCCACAAGGTAGAATATTTCAAAGACAATCCCCTGCCGCTCCAATATGGCAAGGGCAAGGGCTTTAAGACTGGGGTAAGCCGTACTACCGAACAAAGTCGCATTACCCGCTTATACGTACAAGGAGGGGAACGCAATATTGACCGTTCCAAGTATGGCAACAAGGAATTATTGCTACCCAAATCACAAGAGTATGTATATGAAGGGGTAACCTTTGTTTCAGATGACAAGGGGCTATCAATAGCTATCAAGAATGCGCAAAACAACGGCTTTATCAACGAACAAAGCCTTGACCTTTCCCATATATACCCAAGTCGCAAAGGGACTATATCGGCCGTGTTTGAAGTGGATAGAGATAAACACTTCTACGACTTTGCAGACACCTCCATACCTCAAGCGCTGAACTTTGCAGACCTCCAAATCAAGGGAGAAAAAATGGTGATATACTTTGAAAGCGGTATGTTATCAGGGCGTGAGTTTGAGATTAGCCGTTATGAGCATAGCAGCGGTTACAACCATAGCACACGCCGCTTTGAGATAGTCCCTAAGGAAGAAGATGGCACGACCATGCCTAATGATATATTTAAACCCGCTGTGGGTGATCGTTATTCTGTATATAACATGCACCTACCTGCTGCCTATATTTGCGACAACGCAACCAAGTCAGGAGCCAGTTGGGAGATGATGAAGGAAGCATGTAAGTATCTGTATGAAAACCGAGCAGACCTATTTACTTTCACTGGTGATTTGGACGGAATATGGGCAAAAAAGAACTGGGCAAATGTAGGCGGACGGCTCAAAATGGGGGCTTATATCCACTTTTCAGATACCGAGTTTCAACGTACCCCCGTAGCTATTCGTATCGTAGGGCTTAAAGAGTATGTAAATAACCCATACAGCCCTCAAATAGAGTTATCCAACAAGGTACAAGGACAATCTTTTTCCTCTGAAATACGCAAACTCCAAAATCAAGAGGTGTATTTTGGAGAGATGAACAAGAAAGCTATATCCGAGACTAAAAGAAGTTGGCGTAACGCCTTAGAGACGATCAAGCAGGTAGAAGAAGCATTTCCTGAATATACCCAAAGTATCATTCCTGCCACAGTGCAAACGATGATGGCCTTAGTGGGTAACAAGGCAGGACAATTTGCCTTTGTGGCCAATAAGACCAACCCTATCACCGTACCCCATACCTTGTACTTTGATAGGAACAACAAGCAAATCAATGCTGGCAGTGGTTGGATCAAGCATTACACCCTTGGCACCACAGACATTAAGCCAAGCCACTCCGCAGCTGATTATAAGTATTGGTATGTTTCCTCCTTTGTATCAGGAAGATTAGATGATAAAGCAAAGAGCTATTACCTCTATATCAAGGCCAATAAGGCTATAGAGACAGCCGAGTTTGTCCTCTCCGAAACCAAGATTGGCATGGAGCAAGAAGCGGGCTTTTACCACTTTCTATATGCCACAGTCAACTCTGAGTACGACGGAGAGCGAGGAATAGCCCAACTCAATGGATTTACCGAGATTACAGGTGGGCAAATGGTAACCAATCGTATTGCTTCAGGTAACGGACAACAGTTTATAGCCCTTTACGACGATCGCATAGAGATAAACGCACACCTCCAAATCTCAGACAGAAACAAATTAGAGTTTAAACAGCTTGTCAATCCTGATTTGCAGTCATTGGAGAGTAGGTTAAAACAGTACTCTAATGAGCAGATGGGTAATATACAGGTTGGAGGAAGAAACCTAATGAGATTTACACAAGACATGTCAGGGAATTGGTTTCAAAAAGAGTATTGGACACCTATAAGTGAGACTTACAATGAATTATCTATATATCGTAGTAATTCCGATTGGTATGGAATAACACAAAGGATACAACTCCAAGAAGGAGAAATATATACCCTTTCTTTGTATATAAGAAAGCAAGGAAGTCTAACATTCTATTTATTTGCTGGAGATCCGAGAAAAGGAGGTTCTGCACAAGCTGAGGTTATATCAACAAATGGTGAAATTGTGAATAGTGGAGCGCAAAATATATGGTATCGTGTATATGTAGCATTTAAGGTGACACAAAGCGGCTATTGTTTTGCACGTCCTGAGAAATCAGGTACTGGATATATAGATGTATGTGGATTTAAGCTCGAACGAGGCAATATCCCCACTGATTGGTCGCCTGCTCCTGAGGACTTAGAAAGTAAGATAGATAACGAAAAACAAAACAGAGAACAATCAGTATCTGATGCAAAAAATGCTACTGAAGCCTATGCGCGAGCACAAGCGGATTTACTTAAGCTACAAGCCATAGCAGAAGCCAATCGTAATGCTGGATTAGCTATTACAGCTGAGCAACAATCACGTATTCAACAAGCCGAACTCAACTTGCAAGCAGCTAAGACTCATGCAGAACAAAAGGTAAATGAGCTAAATATAGGAGGTAAAAACTTATTACGTTTTACACAAAACTTCTTAGGAAACTGGAGACATAAAGAATATTGGTCTTTGTTGGGAGAGACTTATGAAGGATTGTCTATATATCGTGGTATTACAGATTGGTTTGGTTTAATTCAACTCATACAAGGAATACAAGGAGAGACATATACTTTATCTCTATATGTGAGAAAAATCGGAGATGTATTATTTTACTTTTGGGGAGATGATAGAAGAAATTCTACTTTTGCACAAGTTGAAATTATCTCAAGTAATAGTGAAATAGTTAATCAGGGTTCTCAAAATACATGGTATCGTGTATATATAACATTTAAGGTCATTCAAGAAGGGTATATTTTTGCACGTCCTGAGAAATCAGGAGCTGGTTATATAGATGTATGTGGGTACAAACTTGAACGCGGTAACAAGCCTACTGACTGGTCTCCAGCTCCTGAAGATGTAGAAAACCAAATCGCTAATATCAATTCCGATTTGGAGACTATCAGACAAAACGCTGCACGAATTGAAGACTTAGAAAATAAGAACAAGGCTAAAACCGATGAGCGTATTGGAGAAATAGACCAATTAACAGCTTTCCTTAACAAGACTGATGTAAGAGGCAACGTGGTAGCCACTGGTACGATGATTGTAGGTAACACATTGGGTACACAAGCGGGTATCACTGGGGTAGGAAATGCTACTAATGAAGTTCGATTATTTGCAGGTAGTGAGTTTGCTGGCAGGTATGCTGCCCCTTTTAGAGTGCTACAAGACGGAACCGTATATGCTACTAAGGCGAATATATCAGGAGAGGTTAATGCTACAAGTGGGAGTTTTACAGGTCAAATCAATGCTACAAGTGGAAAGATAGGAGGATTTACTATTAACTCAGATTATATAGGTAAAAAGTATGGGTTTTATGATACACACGATGATCAAGGTTGTTACATAGATGCGGGGGGTATGTGTGTTTGGAAAAGACAATATAGTCAAGAATACAAAATAAAAGTTCTTGAGATTGTAGTATTTACATACTTTCATATTGGTTTTTGGATATACCCTGCTGGTAAAAACACACCTATAAAACATAGGCTTTTATATAGGGATAGTTCTAAAGATAAAGAATACACATACCCAAGTTATTAAACTCAAAAACTTTATAAAATGCAAATCATTCAACAAACAACGCGTATCAATGCGCAAGAAGAAGTACAAGGCACAATCGTGATGTACTCCTACGAATTTGAGAAAGGACAAAACCCTTACGTGATAACATTCACAGCCTCTCGTAAGGGCGTGGATAATCCTTATGGTGTTCCCATTCAAGGGACTGTAACCGAGAGTAGTTTTAACATAAACAACTCCAACTCTCAACCCTCGGATATTGAGCTGTACAGACATATTTATGATGTTTGTTTAGGCCTTATCAAAGGAGAAAGCACTGAAAAACCAAAAGCCAATGGTAAGGAAAAATAGGTTTCTCGTGCCAAAAGGATATAGGGCAATCACCCTATGTCCTTTCATCTTCGTTCGTAACGATAGTGATAAGTACGATAAAGAGCTTATCAACCACGAACGTATCCACTTGCGACAGCAGGTAGAGACCCTGATATTCCTCTTTGCCATTTGGTATTTCCTTGATTTTCTTTTCAAGTATTTACGCTATCGCAATTGGGATAAGGCTTACCGCAATATCATCTTTGAAAGGGAAGCCTATGCCAACCAAAGCAACCTCGACTACCTCAAGGTAAGGGGTATATGGTGGTTTTGGGGACAATAACCAAAGACTAATGACTAATAACTAACCGCTAATTAGCAATGACACTACAAGAACTAAACGCCCTTCCTGAAAGCGAGCGTATCACCCAACTCAAGAAATACCCAGCTAAGCGCCCCGATACACAATCGCTTATCAAGGATTGGGATTATACCCAGCACGATGTTTTTGATGAGGAATTACGCCCAAAGCGAAGGGTGCTCGTCAAAGAACAAGAAGAAAACAAAGATGGCACTATCAAGTCTCCTGCTCAATTTAGGTGGGAGGATGTCAATCGTATGGCTTTACCCTTAGAACAGGACATCGTCAATATACATACCGCATTCACAGTAGGCACACCCCCTAAAATCACAGCAAACGCTACCGAAGCTGCCGAACAGGAGCTTATGGAGCTGCTCGATGGCATTCATCAAAAGAACAAACTCCCTTATGATAACAAGCGCTTGGTGCGTTCGTGGTTTGCAGAGTGTGAGGTAGCCGAATATTGGTATGTAAAACCTGCCAAAGAGGACGATCCTAACCCTACCTATAGGCTTAAGTCTATGATTTGGTCTCCTTTCCGTGGGGATACACTCTATCCTTACTATGACGAGTATGGTGATTTGATTGCTTTCTCTCGTGAGTACAACAAAACAGATAGCAAAGGCATACAATCCACTCGTCTTATGGTAGTGGATAGCCAAAATGTAACCATCTATAGCAATGGCACCCAAATAGAGCAGTACCCACACGGATTTTCCAAGATCCCTGTTATCTATATGAAGCGAGAACGCCCATTGTGTGATAAGATACGCACCCTCCGCAATCGCTTGGAAGTGCTGCTATCCAACTTTGCTGATTGCCTTGACTACAATTTCTATCCGAAAATGGTTGCTTCAGGTGAAGTTGTAGGCGTACGCAATAAAGGAATGACAAGTGAGATAATCCAACTTGAAAACGATGCTCAAGTATCCTATCTCACTTGGCAGCAGTCCCCTGACATGGCTAAGTTAGAATTTGATAACCTCACCTCTCGCTGTTATGCTCTTACTAACACCCCGCAAATCACCTTTGAAGCCTTGCAGGGTCTCGGCAATACCTTGAGTGGGAAGGCTTTCAAATTTATGTTTATGGGGACACACATGGCAGTAAGTAACCACGCTGAGACTATAGAAGAGTTTTTACAGCGACGTATTAACTTCCTCCTATCTGCCATTGGCAGTCTTATCCCTAAATATGCTCCAGTGGCCAAGCGGCTACGGGTCAATATAGAGATTGTCCCTTATATGATAGACAGCCTTACTGAACGCATAACTGATGCTGTTAGTGCTGTACAAGGAGGAGTAGCCTCGCTCAAGGAGGGAATTATATTGGCAGGTATCACCGACAAGATAGATGAAGAACTCGCCCAAATAGAGAAAGAAAAAGGAAAGGAATTATTTAATTAGCGCATTGGCAAATTAGCATTATGGACTTAGAACAATGGAACGAATATCACCAAAACCAAACAGAGAAAGATGTATCCAAGCTCCTACAGCTATTGGACGAGGTGCTGAAAATGGCTGTGCTGTATTATGGCATGCAGGCGTTGAACAAAGGGAGTGATTTATTTACCTTTGCCCTCTATCCTGTGCTTAATAAAAAGATAAATAGCCTTTTTGAGCGCTTCCAAAATACCTTTTCTCAAAAGATGAGTTTCTATGTAGATAAGCACTACAATATCTCTCATAATAAGTTCAAGGATGTTTTTGGAGAGGCGCTAAAATCAGGCAAAGCGGCTACATATACCCCTGCCAGTGTAAGGAAGCATTTACCCATGGAGGGCGTTCGCTCGGCCCGTGTATGGAACCTATCTAAGCAGTATCGTACAGAGATAGAAATGGCCTTGGATATAGCTATTTCAGAAGGCACACCAGCCAACGAATTAGCTTCCACCCTCAAGAAGTATTTGCGCAATCCTGATAGTCTGTTTCGTCGTTATCGTGATAAAAATGGGGTGTTACAGCTATCTAAGAAAGCCAAGGAGTACCACAGCGGGCAAGGGGTGTATCGCTCTGCTTATAAGAATGCCGAGCGCCTGGCACGTACTGAAATCAATATCGCCTATCGCAAGGCTGATATAGAGCGCTGGCAGTCTATGGACATAATAGCAGGGTACGAAATCAAGCGGAGCCGACACCCCTACGGTTGTGAGATCTGCGACATGATGAAAGGGGTATATCCCAAGAGCTTTGTATGGGTAGGTAATCATCCTAATTGCCGTTGCTATATGACCCCAATTTTTAAGGCTGATATTAAGGGAAAAGAGCTTACATTAAACCCTAAGTTGACAAACTGGATAGCCTCCAACGAGGAGAAAATTACAACCGCAAGTAGTGTGCCGATGTTTCTGTGGGGAGTAGATAGTCAAAGTGAGGGTATATCCCAAAAGGTTATACAAGCAATACAGCCTTTTAGTAGGAGTACTTATGTAGCCTTTGAGCCTTTCTCTCCTGTGATTATTGAGCGTTTGAAGAAGATAAAACACAACGCCAATAAGCAAAAACTACTACAGGAAATCATAGACGATAATAGAGCAAAACTCGTCTTTCAGCACGAGACAAACGGTGCTAAGACTGTTATCTTTGACCTACACAGAGGTAAAGGAGAAAGCCTAAATAACACCTTAGCAATGGCAAAAGCATTTAACGAGAAAGGAAAATCAGTAGCTCTATTACCTGAGTATGATAAGATTAGTAGTGCCGATGCTATTGTGGAGTTCAAAAATAAATTAGTTATTGCTGATTTTAAGTATCTAAAATCAAAAAAGATAAACACCCTACAAAAAGAATTATATGAAGGCTTTGAGCAGATTGGAATTAGTAAGAGTGATTATATAAAAGAAATATCTACTATTGTATTAAA